GCGTAAAGGTATGAACCCCGTTGCTGCCGTGCGGGCTTGAACAAACCTGCCCTGATAGGTCATTGTTTTGAATGCATACCTGAACATTGCCTGAGCCATGCCCGCTAATGGTAAGTTCAAATTGTACATTGGTAACAATCGTGCTAATGTCGCAGTCAATTCCCTCGGCATAAGCAAAGTCATCTTTTCTGCTGCTATTGAAACAAACCTGATTGCCGTCTATGCTAATGCCAGCGGCTATGTCAGTATTCCAGTTGCCGTCTTGCCCAATCGTTTGAAATACCGCACATTCGGCTTCTTCGCTCAGGCATACCGAAACATCGCAGCCCTCAGGCAGTTCAATACACTTTTCAATGATGCCGTTCTGCAGGCCGCCGCCCGTGTAGGTAAATGCCGTCCACGCCCCGCCGTTTACGCTATATCCGTAGGTTCTGTTTACCAAATATGCTTCGCTGTTGCATAACGAAATGCAGCCCGTAAACTCACCTGTTGTTATAAACTGCAATCGGTTAATGTTTAACGGTTCGCCAAAGTACCAATCAAATGTACCGGGCGATGCAATCGGCAGCGTGTAAAGGGTAAGGCCTAATGCTGCGTTTAGCGATGCCGTGCCTTGGCTGTATGAAGTAACATCAAACGTGCCACGATACCAATTGCCAGACGCCCCCACAGGAAATTTAATTTGCACCTCGCCGTCAAACCTATTAAAGCAAATTGAATGGTCGGCCAATATGCTCACGTTGTTAATCTCTGTAATTGATATAACGGTAAGAAAAACGCTGTAAATTGCGTAACCTTGGCCCGCAATAAAAGCATTTGCCCCGCTTGGCGTTCCAACAAGTGTTAACGTGGTAGCGGCCACTCCGCCTGTATTTACCGCAAAGGTATCCCCTGTTACCACGTTGCGAACGAACTGGTATTGCAGTATGCCGTTAACAATAAAGTTGCCGCCTGTATCAACCAACGTAGAAGCTGTGCCGCCCGTTGCCGTGCCTGTTTTTACGGGTAGGCAACTAAGCAAATTGCTGCCCGTTTCTCCCGCCTTGAATTGAAAGCAAAAATCTTCGCTGGAATCCCAAGGTAGGCACATTGGGGAAGCGTAAAAGCCGCATTCTTGGGCTATCTGCTCGTTGAATGATAGTTCGCCCTCCCCGTAGAATATCGGGCTGCTGTAAGGTATCGGTTGTGCGTTTCTAATTGCCATAATACAAAGGTAGTTTATTCGGGTTCTTCTATGCTGTTCAGGTTTTCAAACTCAGGCGGCACTTGGTCAACCAGTCGGCCAGCCAGTTGTGCCTCGGTTTCCCCTGATAGCAAATTGCGTGTCATGTCAAGAATGTACATATTTCGCCCCTCGCCCGCATCGTTGACCTGATACTTTAATTGGCTGAACGGCGATGCCGCTATTTGCTGCCATGTCGGTAGGGGCAAGTTGCCTGACCATTCGTTTTTTAGTAGGTAGTTGTTGCCGTCTTCAACCTGAACGGCATCGCCGCCGTCCACGTTGGTAAATCTTAATGTAAAGTGGCTGCTTTCGTAAATAAACAATTGACTTGGAGTAGGTGCAACATAATCAATGGTTAAAAATATCTTATCGTTTGCATTTAATAAAATAGGGATTGTAAAAACCTCCATTTTTATTTTCTTAACCAAGAAAGGAATGGGGGGAATAGTTAAAAAATCGTTTTGGTTGTCGGAAAACTGAGCCAAAATATTGCCAGTAGTATAGCTTGAATCGGTTCGCCAAAGGTTTAAATTAACAACGTAAAATGACGGCCCAATAACAATCCCCAAGTTTGTTTTTGTAATTAAATCAAGAATCCCATAAAAAACATAATATCCAGTTACTGGAATTGTATATTCATACGTGATGTTGTTGTAGTTGCTTCCTCCGTCAAACGCTGGGGCAACCGAATCGTTATTCCATTGGCAATAAAACTGACTTGAAGGCACAATACCTGTTCCAAATGTTCCTGTACTTGTTCCGTTCCAGTTTATTCCGGGAGAGCCTTTTGATGCAATTAATTCAAGTAAATCAAATTCAAATGGGGTGTTGGCTAATAATGGTTGTTGAACATACGGCCCTGATGAATTGGCATAAAAGCCAGTTGTAAAAAGGTTTAGGTACTGCTTAAAAATCGTGGCGGGCAACCCTGTAAAGTTGTTTATCAATACATTTTGATTGCTGATGTCGCCGTTTAAATAGTATTCCCCGCTAAAATACAACGTGCCTTTTTCGTCCCAGTCAATGCCGTTGTGCTTTCGGCATATCACGTAAAACACCTCGTTGTCTTTGCTGCTATCGGGGTTGGCCAACCCTTGCTGCGTTTGCGTGTAGTAAATTAAATTAGTATCCGTAATCAATGCCTGCATACGCAAGTCCAGTTCCTTGTCCACGTTGCTGCGGTAACTCATCGAAAACTGCTCCTCGAAGGTTGAAAGAAAAGGCGTAAATGCAAAATACCCGTCAAGGTCTTCATCTTTGCTGCCAAGTCGAACGCACGAATATAGCGTGTCGCTGTTTATCATTTCCTTTACAGGCGTAGCTACGTGCTTGGTGTCTATTACGCCCGATTGCCGTATGTCATCGAACCTTTCAACACGAAGGCGAAGGTTGCCGACCGAATCCCTTTCAATGTACTGAACCAAGTTGTATAGCTTGGCAAGGTCGCTGTATAGGTACTCAAATGAAATGTTAGGGCCGTATTGTTTGACGCCGTCCCGTAACGCCTCGCCGCTGAATAGGTAACCTTGGTTCAGCACGTTTTGAACTGGGTCTAAATACTCCTGTAATGCATCGGAATAAAAGCCGATTTGGTTGTCGGTCATAGCGGCTACAAGGAATTTCATCGCCTCGTATCTGCTCCAGCCAGTTACCGTGTTTGGGAAGTAAACAAGCGGCGGCGTTGGCAGGTTGTTCAATACCTGAATTTGTGTTGAACTGGCAACCCCTGTGATGTTTGTGCCGTTCTTCGACCGCCCTGAACCAATAATAAATTCAATGCTTTTGTTGTTTTCAATCTTGGCAAAGAACGAATTGTCCACCAGTTGAATCTCGCACGTTTGGGCGTACAGGTCGAAGGTGCAATCGGTAACGAATACAAGTCCATGCAATACGGTTTCCCAAACGCCAGCGTACTCATCATATCTTGATAGGGTGCAAGGTACTTGGGTGTCGTAATCGGTACGCAATAGGTTTTGAAAGTAGCGGAATCCTTGGCCGCCCAATAGTACCGTACCCGTTATTTCTTGAAGGAATGCCTTGCGTTCAATATCGTACCAAATGTGTTCCGACAAATCGTTCAGGTCGCTTATCGTGTCGGGCGTGTAGTCAGTCCCGTTTATGAATAATCTTGCTGTCATGCTCCCCTAAGTTTTTTGCGTGTTTGTTTCATGGTTTGAAATCCGTCCCGAAGCACGGCGGTTTGCTCTTTGGTTGCCCTGAAAAGGCGGTAGTCATCGAAGTTGCTGGACATTTGCAATGCCATTGATGCGGCCAAGCGGTCGGCAAAATCTTCCTCAGCTTGCCGCTGTTGTTCCATCAAGGCGGGCCGCACAAAGTTTTTGTTAATGTACCCGTCAAGGCTGCCATCAATCCACGATTTCGCAAGGCCCGGGTATTGCAGGTTCTTCCCGGTTGGTATAATCGCTTCCCCTTCGTGTGCCATTACGGGAATGGTGTCTTTGCCTTTGGGGTTGCCGCCCAACTGCAAATAGTCAGTACCCTCAAAGAACTTGTACGGGTTGGGCTGGGCTGCTATGATGCCGATTTGAACAGCACCGAACGCCGCTGCCGCCGCCGCTGCTGCTGGGGCTGCTGGGGCGAATAGCAAGGCTGTTGAAGTAAAGGCGTTCAATGCCGCCTGTGCAGATGACATTATCGCCTGAATGATTTGACTGCCTCGGCTGACCTCGAACTGCTCGGCTAAGATTGCGTTCTTTTTTGCCTCGTATTCTTCCTCGATGCGTAGCCGTTCCTCGGCAGTTAGGTTTTCGTTGGCAAGCCGTTCGTTCTTTTCCTTTTCAAGATTGTTTAAACGAAGGTCAAAGTAACCGTTCAATGCGTCCATTGCGGGGCCAAGCACCGAATTGACCGCACCAAATACCTCGCCCATTTTGGATTCAACCTTTTCAATGTTGGTTAGTTGGTTTTCAGTTGCCTTTTCTCCTTCCGTACCTTCAATTTCCTTACGCATTTTTGCAAACCTATCCGCAATTGCAAGTTTTTGCTCCTCGTTTAATATGTTGGTGGCTAATAATTCAGCATACATTGCCTCCTCATCTGCCAATTGTTGTTTTAGCCTGTCTTTATTTGTAAATGCAGCCTCGTTGTAAAATGCAATAACCTCTTTTGCCCTTTTCTGTTCCGATTCTGCTTGGCTATCTGCCGCCTCTTTAAAAATAGCGTCCGCCTCTTCTTGCAATCTTTTTTGTTCTTCAAGTGCTTTTATTTGAGCCTCGGTTGCATCTTTTTTAACTTTGCCGTTTTCCTTTACTTTTTCGGTGTTGTCGCTTGTCGCATCTGTGCTTTCCTTCGTTGCGGCGGCTTGCGAACTGATTGAAGCGGTGTTTTTGTCTGCTTGGTTTTTGGCCTCTGTTGCAAGGTTGGTGTAAACCTGAAGGCTTTTTGATGCCTCGTCAAACTGCTCATCAAGGCGAATAAGTTCTGTAAACTCATTCATTGCCGCAGCCGCCGCACCTTGGCCTCCCAATGTCAAAGCAAGTTGAGCAAACCTACTTAACGCTCCTGAACCTTGCCTTGCTTTAATTTGGGTTTCGGTAAAGCCTTCCATTAAAAGTTTTTGCTCGGCTTCAATAATTTTTGCCTGTACATCAATTTGCTTTTGCGATGCAACCGATGCGGCCGCTTCTGCTCCCCTTAATTTTATGCGTAAAGCAAATGATTCATTGGCCTTTTTTAATGATGAATTTAACTGCTCATTAAACTTAGCCTCATCTTTAAGGTCTTTGATGGCAACTGGCGAAAGTTCGTTAAACCGTTGCAGCAATTTTGCCCTTTGTTCGCTACCCGGGTTGGTTCGGGTTAGGGCATCGGCTACCAAATTAAGTTCGGCCTGTTCTTTGCGAAGATTCTCGGTTGCCTTTCCCGATGCCTCTGCCATATCGTTTTGCAACTCAGTTACCCCGCTGAACATGTCGTATATCTCTGGGCCGTATGCAACCAATATTGCAATAGCCGAAGCAATCAATCCGAATGGGTTGGCGGCAACTGCCTTTGAAAGCCCTTGAACGCCTCCAGTTGCGGCCTTTAGTATTCCAGTCAGCCCGCCCATGTCTTTCATTAACGTGCCTAACTTAAAAGCACCGAAAGCCGTAGCCGCTACTGCAATAGCCTTGCCAAGATTGCGAATGGTATCGGCATCAACTCCTTGCATAAAGTCCCGAAGCCCCTCGGCAGCGTCAAGTAAAACGGGCATTAAGGCGTTGCCGATTTCAATCTTCACGTCCTCAAACGCATTTTGCATCAATTGAAACTGTGCATCTGCGGTTTGGGCTTGCTTTTCAAACGCCAAGTTAACGGCATTTGACCCCGTGGTCATGTCGGCCAAGGTAGCTGTATAAGATTCGTTTACCGTGCCGCCAAGGGCAAGGATAGCCGATGCGGTTTCAACGCTGCCAGTAACCTGTGCAACGGTCATGCCCGACGCCTCGGCTTCCTCTTTGATTAGCTTAAACGCATTACCAAGGCCGCCCGATGTTTTGATTAAATCAATGCCGTCCTTGGCCCCCAGTTGTTTGAATATATTCGACAACTCCTTGCCGGGCTTCTGCATTTCGGTCAACGCCTGTTTAAGCTGCGTTTGTGCGGCAGCGGCTGGCGTTCCCAATGTAGTGATAGCGGCGGTTGATGCTTGCAAGTCGGCCAACGAAACCCCAGCGGCGGCGGCGGCAGGTGCAACCCCACCGAATTGTGCGGTAAGTTCGGCCAATGTGGTCTTACCCGCCTTTACGGTTTTGAATAAAATGTCGCTTATCTGCTCGGCACTTAACCCCTCAGCGGCAAATGCGTTCACGGCAGATGTCATTATGTTTGCAGCCTCGGCAGTTGTAGCCAAGCCAGCAACACCCAACTGGGCAGAACTTTCAAGAACGGCCATAGCGTCCTCGGCACTTACGCCTGCAGAACGCACATCGTACAAGGCAGATGACAATTGCCCCAACTCAACAGGGGTTTTCTTTGCCAAGTCCCTGACCGATGCACCCATCGAATCCATGCTTTCCACGTTGGTATCAACCAAGGTGGCAATGTTGCTCATTGATTTGTCAAATGCGGCGGCGGCGTTTACTGCCTCGCGGCCAAATGAAACCAACTGTTGAACAGCAAATGCCGCAGCAATCGTTTTGTTAAGGTCTTGCAACGTGGCCTTTAAGCCGTTTGCACCTTTGCCTACATCATCAATTTTATCTTTCGCTTTCTTGGCATCGGTTTCAACCGCTCCTAACCTACCTTTTAGGTCGTCTAATTCCTTTTTGAGCTTTGTGGTTTCCGCCTGAAACTCCACTATTATTTTGTCGATGGCCATCGGCTTCTTTTGTTTTAAGTTTTAGCAAGCGGATGAAGTCGTTAATCGTGCCCGAAGACATCAAATCAACGAACTGCGAATGCTCACCGTTACACAAAAATAAGCAATCGCTGTCAAAGTCGCTTAGCCAATTGTAGACCGAATCTCGCCAAGAATTGACTTTAGTATGTCCTTCTTTTTGCTTTGATACCGGTCGCTGGCTTGCCATAGCCCCTGCCATACGTCTGCCAGTTGAGCGGCATTGGGCAAGAATTCGTTCATGCCAGCGGACAAAAAAAAATCATGGTTGACAAACTCACGCTTAAACAACCGCAACTTTTCAGCCTGTATCGTTTCGTTTATTTCGAATGGGTTTTCATCGTCCCGAATCAGGTTCAACGCTGCCAACTCTACAATCAAGTCGGTATGCAAGCCCAGTTCTTTGTGGCGGCTTTCGGCTTCTTGTATCGCCCAAAGGCATTGTTGTAACCCCTTACCCCTATCCTTGCGGCTTTGCCCTTCAATGGCAGCCACCACGCTTTCACGTGCAATCTGTAAAATGCTGATAAGTTCATCGGATGTTAACCGATTATCTAACTGAATTAAAACAGCCTGAATCTCTTTGTAACGCACCAATGGCACATCGCCTGAATCCCGAAACTTGTAATACTTGTGGCCGTCAATATCAACCATAAATTCGCAACCCGCTTTCCAGTTCTTTGAATCGGGTTTCAGGGCAACCAACACCGCATCGGGGTAGTTCTTAACCAGCCAATTTGCAACTTTACTTATGACCATTTGGCAAGTTTTAGAATGATGCCGTTTAGCCCAGCAAGGCAAACAACGAAGATAGGCCAGCCAATGAATGTTAATAGGTCGGTAGTGTTGCCGTTTATCATGTGCTGCCCCCAATAGGCTATCGTGCCGTACACCGAAGCCATGCATGTCGGGCAGTCCACAACGGGTTTAGCAAGGTTTGGCCATAGGCTAATAAACTCCCAGCGAAGTTGGTCGCCAATCATGCCCTCGGCGGTGGATAGCCATACGCCGAAGATGAATAGTGAAGTAAAAAGCAAGGTTTCAATCATGGGTTTTTGGTATTAAAGGTTTCGTTGTAGTATTGTTTACGGCTTCTGCAATTGTTTGTAATATCCAAAATTCTCCGTGTTTAAAAGCCTCATTACTCTGCTCCTTTTCCATTTCTTTGGCTTGATAAAAATCAACTACTGAAAGTTTACCATTTTCATTTAGTTGCACTTCCAACCATTCTACTGCTGTTTGTTTTGGTGTCATGGTTTTTTGGTATTAAAGGTTTTCGATTTCTTGTTTAACTTCTTGCCAATATCTATGTTGTTGTTCTATATTCTGTACTTCCATCCAATCAAAATCAATAGCTTTTATTATCTCATTCACTGCAATCGATGCACATTGCTTGGCAAAAACTTTATTTATTTTCCCTCCGAAATAACCTCCACATAAAGGTTTAAACTTATCAATCAACTCTTCTGCCTTTTCTTTTGGTGTCATGGGTTTGGTTTTGGTATGGTCAAAGGTAGTTAAACTACCTGAATGTTTTGCGTGGTCGGGGCAGTTGTATTGCTTCGCCAAAAGTACAGCACGAAGCCAACGTATAGGTTGTCAATCAGCACGTAGTCGGCAATGTCATCGTTGTTCGCCACAACGTGCAAAGAATACAAATTGTTGCCGTTAAAGAACAGTGCGTTGGTTTGCAAAGATATGGTTGCAAGGCCAGCCCCATCGGTAACGATGTCGTATTTAATAGTAGTTTGACTGCCGATATTGCTAATAAATACATCATAAGCCGTTGAAGGGGCTAATGTGCCGATATTCAGGTTAGCGGTTGCTTGGCAACTTGTCGGTGCGGCTAATACTTTGGCCGTTGTAAGGTCTTGAATGCAAATTGGGTTCATTGTGCTTGGCTAAATTTGTTCAAATATACGGCAGAATCTTTAAAACAAGGCGATGCAATCTTTATGTAGGCTTCTTTTTTGCCCAGTAGTCCGTTCCAAAGTTTCGCACCGAACCATTTGCCGGGACGCTGCCAATACCCAACCACGCTCAAATCGTAGTCGGTTGTTAGCGTTACCTTGGCCGATGAATCGGGGTGCAATAATGCGGTCAGCTTTATGCAGTTGGTGTCAACGGTAAAGGATTGAATCGGGCATGGCAGAAGGTCAATATGCCAGCGTTCAACATCAACCTCAAAGGTGTCGGTCTTGGTTCGCCATTTGGTGCGATACACGAACTCAACCTTGCCGCTTTTCACGTTAAGGCTATCCAGCAGACGTTTGTTCTCGGCGGCTAATTGCTCAACCGTCAAGTCCAAACGCCTTGCTGTGCTTCCCGTTGTTTGCTGGATTGCCTCATAATTGCTTTTATGCCGCTCGGCCTCGGCCCTGTTGTTGCACGATTGCTTGCCCAATATGAATGCGGCAGCAATTGCGATAAGCCCGTAATGCCTTGATATAAAGCCAAGCCAGTTCATCGAACCTTGCGGTTGTCAATGCGAAAGTTTTCAACGCTGAAATCCCCATCTTCATCAATCTCAACAATGGCTGCCCCGTGATTCCATTTCGTGTATGCGAATGGGCGGTATGCTGGTTGCAAGTCGCAAAGGCAACCCGTAGAAAAGCAAGCAACTCCTTTGCTGTTTAAGTCGCTTTCGTGATGCTCCGATGTTTGATGGTTGTGGCCAGCCAATACAGATGCCTTACCTTTATTAAACAATCCCCGTGCTGGGTTTACTGGGCTGAATATGCTCTCTCCAAATTCGTGGCCATGCAGTACGCTTAGCTTGCCAAACTTGGCGTGTTGGCGGCTGTCGATTAACTCAATATCAAGTTCATCAAGGCCCAATGCGGCCTTCAGTTGAAGCCCGGGCAGGGTAATCAACTCAGGTGCGTTTTGAAGTATGTACCTATCCCAGCGGTCTTCGTGGTTGCCCAGCTTGTAGAAAACAGGCAGCCCAAGGCTTACAAGCCCAGCCAAGAAGTCCCGAACCATTTGCACCTCAACGGGGGCCGACATCAACGCTGGATCTTTTTCCCATCGGCTAATCTTAGCAAAGTCAATAACATCCCCGTTTAGGTATATCGCATCAACCCCGTTTTTGAACCCGTAGTCGATAGCTGTTTCGATTGCTGGCAGTTCATGGTATGGAAAATGAAGGTCGGACAAAACCAAGGGCTTGCGTATGTTCTTCGGCAGATGCCATACCTCTTTGCTGGTCTTTTCCCCTCGGCCCATGAACGCTTGCATGTATTCGCTTGGCTTCATTTGCTCAGGGTTGTATAGGTTTTCCCGTAACGAACCACTGATTGTTGCATGAGCTTTAAGCTTTTCGCCTACCGCACCCGTTCGGTAGCGGATTGAACATCGCACCCTATCAACCTCTTTGTTTGTTTGCTCAAACGCACCCGGGTTTTCCATTACAATTTTACGTGCAAGGGTTCGTTTGAAGAAGCCCGGTTCTTGGGTATCAACGTAGCTGTCAATAATTTTTACTTGTTGTTCAGTCATAGGTTTCCCAATTGTTTGTATGAAAGTAGGCGTTTCCCAACACCGAAAAGGTTTTTTAACATTTCTTAACGGATGCCCACCAAGCCCCCGCATCAAAACATGGGCAGGCTTTGTTGACATTAGGGAAGTCCCGATGCCCTAATACCTTAGCGTTTGGGAACTTTTCGGTTAGCTTGGTAACCAGTTCGGCCATTGCTTGCTTCTGTTCTTTGGTACGGTTGTCGGTAGGCTTGCCGTTGGCATCAATGCCGCCAATGTAGCTAATATGAATGCTGTCGTGGTTGTGGCCCTTTACCCCGTTGGTCGTCTTTTCAATTGGCCAGTTGTCAACTACCTTGCCATCACGTTCAATGATGAAATGGTAACCGGGCGAACCCCAGTTCAACACCTTTTTATGATAGCGGTTAATGCTGTCTGCCGTGGCCGTTATGTTGCTGGCCGTGGTGTGCAAAACGATGTGGTTAATTGGTCGCATCTTCAAATGGGTTTATTGGTTTCGGGGCAACCCAAGGAATCAAAGGCAAATCCTTTACCCACATAAATTCTTCGTTGGTTGTTTGGTCAATCTCCTCAACCGAAATCACCCAGTTGGGCGGCTCGTTGCCATCTTGAATTGGGTTGTAGTAGCTGTCAGGGGCGAATAGACGCCCTACCAAACTATCCTTTTGTAGTTCGGTTAAGCGGCCAACAAACTCGGTTTCTTGCCCTTGCGGTATTTCGTTTCGTGTTATCATACTTGGCGGCCTAACGTGGTTTGAAATGCCTGTACGGCGGTGTAGTAGTTCAAAATTTCGGATGCGTTCAAACCATCACCTATTGAGGAAAGCCTTGCCTCTCTGTTGGTAAAGGTTCCTGCCGTGTTATTGCGTGCTCCAATCCAAATGTTGCCATTTGGCTTTGTTCCGGCGGGTGGTAAAGATAAGTTTTGAGCTATAACAGTTCCATTTTTCGCTAATCTTACTTCATTGGATATTCTACTTCCAATGTAAAATCCTCTTGAATCTAAATTCGCAGCATTTACAAAGGTTGAAAATATTTGAGTTAAAGAACCTAATGCTATACTTGTTAATCGCAAATCTAATGCAGATGACCCAACAGTGATAACACCTATTTCGGCATAATTTGCAACACTCGTTAATGTGCCGCTGTAATATCCAAGATGAATATCGTTTAAAATTATGTTTGTTGTTGGATTAAAAAAAGTATCTGCATACGCATTCGTTCCGTTTGGCAATGCTCCTGTTGATGAATGCGTCCAACCGCCATTAAAAGATAACCTAAAAGCTGCGTTTGTATCCGCAGGATTTATAAGGTTAAACTTATGCGTAGTGGCCGTCCCCCCAACAAAAGGGTAGATGGCTTTTAATTTAGTCCAAATGCCATATCCAACCAAATCAGCATACAATGTATTTAACGCAGATATAATTGTCGCATCAGTAATGCCTGTCGCTGCCAAAAAAGCCGCAACTGGGTCTATCCCCCCAGCCATCATTTGTAACCGTAGCCGCCTCATTAAACCGCTGGTGTTATGATGTACCCTACATTTGTGCCCCCCATCCAAAAGAACACAATCAGGTTTACTTTGGTAAGGTCATAGTTAATCGGCCCGAACTTTATCGCCGTGCCGCCTGTTACAACAATTGTTGGTGCAACGCTGTCATCGTGGTAAACTATTTGGTCAATGCCTCGCACCGCATTTGTCAGGCTAACTGCAATGTTTCCCGTTTCAGGTGCAGCATAAGTGCCGTATTCTTGCGGGGTAACCAATGCAACAGCAACCCCCGTAGTTGTCGCAACTGTGTTTTGCTTGCCAGCCAATGATGAATCAACGTATGTTTTGGTTGCCGCATCGCTGTTATTTGTTGGCGTGGGAAGGTTAGTAAGGCTTTGTGCCCCCATGTTTAGCGTGCCGGTCATTGTGCCGCCTGACAAACTTAATTTGCCAGCCAATGATGAATCAACGTAGCCTTTGGTTGCAGCGTCATCGGTTGCAACGGGTGTACCAAGATTCTCAACCATTTGGCCGCCCATGTCAATATCCCCAGTCATTGTGCCGCCTGATTTGTCAAGTTTCAACGCATCGGCGGTGTCAACGTATCCCTTGGTAGCCGCATCGGTCGGGGCAAACGGCGTACCCAAGTTTTCAATTTGGTTGTTACCCATATCCAAATCGCCAGTCATGGTATCGCCTGTCTTTTGAACTGCCGTGCCTACTTGCGAAAGGGCATTGTTTGCGGTGTTTGCCGCAGCGTTTGCCGTGGCCGTTGCGGCGTTGGCAGTTGAAGCCGCAGCGTTTGCAACCGCCAAGGTCGAAGCCATTAGTAGTTGTTTGGTCGTTTTGCGGCTGGTTGTGCCCTGAACAACGTACAACAAGTCAGCATCGTTGCTGGTTGTTGCCGCTGGTAGTTGTGTAACCTTTTGGTTTGCCATTATAGTATAATTTTATCGTTCGATTCAGTTAGTAAGAAGTCGCCGCTTTCAAGCAGCAAGAAGTCAAGGTCGGCTGGGCAAGATGCACCAACGATGCAGCTTAGGTCGCCCGTAATGGTCAGGTTAACCTCCAACATCGCAGCGGCCATGTCCAAGGGTAGCCGAAGGTCGATGTTATCAAATACCCCGTTTAGCGTTTCAGCACCGTACTCCCGATTGGTAACAACCGTTTTGATTCGGTCAAGGCCAAGGGTAGCCCGAAGGCTGGGGATATTGTCAACGCTTACCGCCTTTTGAAGTGCAAGCAAGATGTATTGTTCAAGGTATTGCGTATCGTTCTGCCACGTGCTTCGTGTGCCAATCCAATGAAACTTTAAGGGAATGGTAATCTGCACCCGTTCTTTGTTGGCACGTACCCGGTCCAGCAGTTCAATATCTTCGGCCCCGTTCTTTAGCCAAAAGGACATACCTGTACGCCAATCGAAACGTGTAATGTAGTCAAGGTTGCCGTTGCCATCGTAAACCACGGGGAAGGTGCGAAGGTTGCCATCTTTGCCCGTTTCTTCTATAAGTTGGCACAATGGCCGCGTTACTGCCGAAATGTTGGGCAGTCGGGCGTTCAAGTACGATAGAATGTCGCTTATCATTTAAACAAATCTACGACTATTTGCTGGGCCTTATTAACGAATTCTTTGCGTTCAGCGTCCGAAAACTTAAAAGCATCGCCATATTTGTCCAAAAGCCCATCAACTTTGCCTTTCGGGTTGCCAGCGTTGTAGGTCATGCCTGTCGCTATAACGAACCCTGTGTTGCTAATTTTCAGTTCAGGGTTGACAATGGACTGCAAATACATTTGGCTGAATAGCCGAAACAATACCATCTTGCCTCGGCCTAATTCACGTTTGAACTCACGATAGCCGCCCTCGTAAAACTTTGCCGTTGATGCCGTTGGCGTTTGGTTTTTGCCAATGCTTATCGGATTGGTTGAATAGTCGGGTTTGATAGGCCCGCCCCCCGAATCCAGCCCCTCGGCAAATACCCGTTTAAACTGCATGCGGCCAACACTTGAAGACAAGCCGACAAACCGTTTGCCGTTGATTGCCCGTTCAGCCTTGTTCAGCTTTGCGATGTATTCTTTGGTTGTCATTTGCCTGTGATACGTTTGATTTCGGCATCCACCACAGTCATTAGTTCGTGGCGGCTGCAACTCTCAACACCGTCTCGATGTTTAATGCCGTACTCAAGTTTGTCGCTGCCGTTGTAACATACGGTTAAGCAAATCAACGGAACCTCGGGTTCTAAGCGGTGAAAAGTCAAATCGCCCGGCCATATATCGTTAATCTCAAATAGTTGTTTAGCGTGGTCTTGCATGTGTTAAAAATATGCAATTGATTTTAAAGTGCATGCTTTTTTTTATTGTCATTAAAGGCACAAACACCCCACGTCTTGCCCCTTTTATAACCACTTACCTGAAAATGAACTGCCGATTGTTGGCGTGCAAATCGTACCGCAGGCAGTCCAAGGCATCGGCACGTTTATCAACCTTGGTTCGGCTGCCTTTGTCAACACCGCCATCGGGTAACGCTTTCACGAACTCACAATCCCTGATAAGCACCTTGCATTTCGGGTTGATTAACACCTCATCGTAGTTGCTGAAGATACTGTTGCATAGCCGCCTTGATTCTTGATGCGGCGGGTTGGACCTTGGCACAAGTAAATTGTTTGGCGATACTCGCATGCGGTCCACAATCTCGGACCACATATTTTGCCCGACCTTGGCAATGACCGACTGGGCACGGCCCGAAGCATCACCCGTAACAAAGTACAATCGGTTTTGCACCTGTGCCGGGGTTCGCCTAAAGATTTCTTCAACCATCGCCTCGATAAATGTCTTGCCCTGTATGTGGTCTGCCGTTAACGCAATCTCATCGAAGTAGTGAATGTACTGTTTGCCATCTTGATGCCGCCCCCTGTGTGCCAATATGGCCGTAAACGGGTTGTTGTTAAAGTCAATCGAAACGTACACCGGCATGGTAATATCGTATGCCGCTTTACTGCCCACGTGCTTTTGCCTGTCGAATGAATACAGCCAATTCAGCCCTGACATCGTTACCCGATTCGCCAGCACCTCACGTTTGAAGGTCAGGCTGTCATACGTCTTTTCAAGCTGCTCGATGTAGCCTTCGGGCAAATTCGCACTATTGTCATAGGTTGTGCCGATGGTATGGGCTATTTGCTTCTCGCCCCATATCAGTTCATCGATGTCGGGGTTGTCCATGGGCGGTGTCATTGTCCACAGCGTGCGGGGGAACTTGGCCCCTGACATACGGCCCATAACAATGTTCAGGCTATCAATCGCCGCATCTTGCACCTCATCGCCCCAGCACCAACCAAGTTCAATGCCTCTTATCATTGTTTCGATGCTGAACGTGATTACCTGTGCCCCGTTCATAAATGACCAAACGCCGTTGTGCTTTTCGAACTTTGACTTGTAACCGAAGTAGCGTTCAGGGTCTTTATTGGCCACGTAATGTTCGCCTTTGAAAAGCCCGTAGGCGTCAAGTACGCCAATGAATTCGGATAGCGTTGCGGTGTTTAACTGGCTAACCGTGTTGCTGAAGATGCCCCCTTTAATTTCGGGCTGATGAATGATGTTATGCAGGGCCCAATGTGCCCCCGTTATGGTCTTGCCTGAACGAATACCCCCGACATAAGCATACAGCCGTTCGGTTTCGCTTGCGGTTAATGTTTCGTGCTGCTTCGGGTTTAAGTTATACCTCTTCATCGTTTTTGACGATGTTGAAAGTAAAGTTGCTCGGCCATTTCACGTTGTCCCGCTTTTCTTCATGCGGCCTGTTGTAGCCCCTTGACTTGCCTTTGCTGTTCAGGTAGAAGATTATCGCAACAGTATCCCCCTTGTTGATGCGGTCAATTAGCTTGTTTTCTACGAAGTCAAGTTGCACCTCCATGATTTCATCAACCTTGGCCTTGTATTCTTCATCCAGCTTTACCCATTCGTAATGAGTTACCCTTGCAACCCCGACCGCCTTGCATGCCGTTGTAACGATGCCCAATGATTTTTCAAGGGCTTCAAGCATCAGCTTTTTTTTAGCGTTCGTATTGTTCGCCATAGTTTTACTTCATTGAAACATTAAACCCTCGGCTTTTCAGTTCATCGAAAAGGTCTTCCAAGGTTATCATATCGGCCTCGACTATCAGGCTATTTGCGTCTTGTTCTTCGGGTTCATCGTTGGGCAGTTCGGCATCAAAGCCCGGTATCTCAAGCCCCCACCTTGTCAGTTCTTCTGCGTCCCATTCGTTTGCCAACTGCTCCCAGTTCCAATCGCCAAACCCAACATTGTCTTTGATAACAAATTCATCTTTCTGTGCATCGGTCAATCCTTCGGCAACTACAACGGGCACCTCCTTCCATTTCAGTTCTTGCATCGCCTTTAGCCGCATATTGCCGCCAAGTACGGTCATGTTTTCATCGACCACTAAAGGGCGAAGAGTAGCCATTTCAGGAAACTCCACAAGCGAAGCCACCAGCTTTTTGAATTTCTCATCCCGAATAAATCTTGGGTTGCGGCTATTTCCCTTAACCGAACCGATTTTGACAAGTTTAACCATTTTTTATGATTTTGATTCCAGTATAGTCAATTTGTTCAATTTTTGGCGATATGCCTTGCCCTTCAAAGTATTCATCAACCGCAGTTTTCGAACCTTTCCAATGCCCGTAGTCATCAACAATCAAAACTCCGCCAAAGTTCAATTTAGGGTAAAGTACCTCCATTTCTTTTTTGGTTGACGCATACCAATCCGTATCAAGCCGAAGTAGTGCTAAGTTGCTTTCGTGTATGTACTTTGCACCATTAAGGGTAACGCAAACATCGCCCTGAACAAAAATTACGTTTACCAATGGAAAACTTGAACGGCTTATCGTTTCCCGAACCTCATCAATTGGCGAAATGCACATAACGTCTGCAAGTATGCTTTCTGCCTTTCTGCCGTTTAGGTCTTTGTCAATATCTTCAGGCGGTGTCATGCCCTGAAACGTATCGTACAAAAACACCTTTCGGTCGGTCATTTTGTGAAATGCAAGGTATTCCATGATTCCCAAAATGTTGCCACCTTTCCAAACGCCACATTCTACGAAATCGCCCTGAATGTTGTTTGCCCTTATGTACTCAAGGGAATCGTACAAAGCACCCATTCGTTCAACGCTGGTCATGGTGAACGGCGATACTATTTCAATAAACGTGTTCTTAACCATTTTGAATTGTTTGCTGAATCAAAAGTACAAATTGTTCTACGGTTCTCACAATGTGATATTCGCCCCCATGCATCAATGCCATCTTTTGCCATTCTTTTTGCCCTTCGCTTTGCGTGCCCTTGGCGGTCTTTAGTTCAATGCCGTGTAACTTGCCTTTGTAAAAAAACAAAAGGTCGGGCACGCCAGCAATTACGCCCATGCCTTTTAGTACGCCCCCGTTTCGTTTGTCAATCGCTCTGCCATTGGTATGCCAAAAATTACAATAAAGGTCGGGAAACGCAGCCCTGAAGTACTTGACGCAAGCCAATTGTATTTGATGTTCAACACTTTTCGGCATAATGCTTTGTTAATTTTTCAAGCCGCAGCCAGTAAGGTAGGTATAGCGGGTTGCCCTTGTTGTGCTTTAAGTACGAAATGTGGGTATTCACAAAGGTACGCAAGCAATTTATCTTTTGGGAATCTATAAACGCAATGGGCTGGGCGGTGTCGAAATCGAAGCCAGCCCAAAACTCGGCAACGGTGTCGATATTCATAGGGACAATTTGTCCCCCCGTAGGGCAACTTGAATTCATGCTCATAAATCCTTAAAATCTTTTTCGTTAAGGTACTCCCGTATCTGCTCGGCAAGTAGAATCTCTTGCTCGCTTGCTGTTTTGCCGTTGAAGGGGTTGTTCCCGTACTTGGTAATATCCCTCAGCTTTTGGTAAAGGTCATGCAGTACCAAGAAATACTCCCCGCCTTTTAGGGCAAAGTTTGCCTCGGTTTCATCTTCGGGCATGTTGAATTTTAGAATTAGTTGGCTCATAGTATCTCGTTTATTTCGCCTATACGATAGTTAGGTGCAATGCTATGAAGACACCTGTTCAGATTCAATATTATCTTCATCAGTTTCAACAAAAATGGTAACAACCGATTGTTTTGTTTTGTCCATTCCGTTTTCACTAAGTTCACCCCACGCCAATACAAAATCAGTTGATGGGTTGTTACCATTTCTAACCCTAATCTGTGCATCTGGATTGAAATCTAAAAGTTGCTTTGTTAATTCTCTTATTGTCATCTTTTTAAAATTTGTGAAAAGCACTGCACCTAACAAGGTATTGCCAAAAGCAGGGCATTCTCGGTTAATTAATCATTTGTACTTCTATTGGGCATTTGTGCAAGGTTGAAACATTTGTCTTTCAAATCCCTGCCTTCGGCAATACCCGAACCGTTATGTGCAAGGCTGCTCGACACGTTCCAATTCAAAACGCACTTGTTTGAACCATTGGTAAATATGGCTTGGTACTTCTATATGGTCAAGCATTTCGTCTAACCCTATAATTGCACAACCTCTGGCAATTTCAAAGTCCATTCCGCCAAAATCTTTTAACATTGCAAGTGCCTGATATTTAGCAATCAGTTCAAGTGCCTTTTTTTTTCTGTCATTTCGTTTTTAAATTAAATTTAGTGCTGATAAACCGCCCAGCACATAACAGCGGTTTGTGGTCATTAGCCCGACCACACAAGGCTTTGCTTCGCTAACGAACCACAAGCCGCAAAACGTTATAAGCAATAAAAATTACTGCTTTTTGCTATTAAATTTACTTTCAAGTGATATGGCTATTAACAATATCGTCATCACAGTAAAGTTATCTGGTTGCTTACCTTGTGTCCATTCATAGAATGTTTTTGTAAATAGTAATAGCCATATCACTATTCCGATTAACGTCCATATTGATTTTAAAAGTTCTTTGTTCATATTTTTATTTTTAGAATTAGTTGGCTCATGCTTGCATCATTTTTGCGTCATTAAAGGTACAAAATATGGTTAATGAATGGTTTATTGGTCATGGCTTTACCGAATTGCCCCAAAACGCTTTGCGAAGTTCATCGGCTTTGCTGGGCGGTGCATCAACTACCTTGTTGGCAATGATGCCCAACTTTTCGTATATGCTTTCACGAAGATGCTCAGGGCATGGTATCGATGGTAATTCGGCATCGGCTGGCAGTTGGGTTTGCGGCCATTGGGCAAAAGGCAAAATATCGAAAACGCCTCGGTTGTCATCCCCGGGCATGATGATGGTTTCCCATTTTTTAAGGCGTGAAGTTAACCGTGCATCGGGCTGCCCGTCCGTCCCGAACCTTGCCAAAATTTGGGACAAGGTGTTGTTTGAAATTATGCCTGTCAGGTGGTTGCTTTCCATTCGGCTTTCGATAATATCGTAAAGAATGGTATTCGCCCTGCCGTATGCACCAACCGCTTCGTCGCTGCCCACGTCATCAAGAATTAAAGCCGTGTACCGCGTCTTTTGAATAAACGCCAAGATGAATTCATCAGGGTTTTTCATAGCCGCATACTCCCGAAACAAGTGCCGCATATTGTAGTAAACGAATTTCTTATCGGGCTGGGCGGCCAAGAACAATTTTGTGTATATCGTTTTACCTGTCCCAGTATCGCCCGTTAAAAAGAACGGTGTGCCATTTTGAAAGGCGGTGCAAAGCTGCCGAACTGCGGCGGCACGTTCTTTTGTTAGCCGCATTTTATCGGGGCTGAATACCACGTTTGCAAGTTCAATTGCACGGCGATCAAGTGTTGTTTCGTGTAATGTTAGTTTCATAGCGGTAAAGTAAAATTAAGGTTTTTGTGTGTTAGGTTGCTGCTTAAAATTGTGTTACGCCTTCGCTTCGGTTTTCAAGTTTCTTAAGCCGCTCGGCACTCGCCTTGGCTGCGGCTATGGTTGCTGGGTCAAGCCAAGGCTTACCAGCTGGCAGGCTTGTTGATGTGCCTTTGCTTTGCTTATCTTTTCGGCCGTATAGCTGTGCCCAACCTTTGTCGGCTGCGGCCATTATCGCTGCATACATTTCGCTTTTGTTATGCCCTTGTATTTCGGCCTTTGAAATTTGCATGGACTTTTCGGTAATTACCTTTTTCTTTTGAAGCCATGTTTTCGTTACGCTACGCAAGTCGGCATCGGTTTTGAATTCGCCCAGTAAGTCATCAATAAAGTTTTCACGTGTGTACACACTCTCTTTATTACCTTCTTTAATTGTTTCTTTATTACCTTCTTTATTATATATGCCCTGTGATGTGCCCTGTGATGTGCCCTGTGATGTGCCCTGTGTTATGCCCTTTGATGTGCCCTTTGTTTGCCCTTTGGCTATTTCTAAACCTTGGTAACTGCCCCAATTCACAAGGGTTACAAGCGAAAATTTACCGTGCCCTTTCCAAACGATTTCGCCGCTTTCTTGTAGCACGTCTATTGCCCTTCTAACTTGCTTCTTTGTAAGCCCTGATTGGTCGGCAAATCTTTCATAACTGGTAACAAATTGCCCAGCCTGAATGGTAAGTTTGCCAAACTTTGACTGCATAAAATTTGCCGAAAGTAGACAATGAATAAAGGCAGATTTTACGGGCAAATCATGATACCATGCCCAATCTTTTATTTTTCTGTGAAGCTGAATGTATCCGCACATAATCGTAATAAAAAAGCCACCTGTTGGGGGGCGGTAAAAACGGGTAAGAATTGGCTGAGCTGCCTCCGATTTCACGCTACCCCCGAACAAACGGCTGGGTTAAATTTAATTGATTTGCTCAATTAGCTTCTTACTGCTTCGCAAATATACAAATTAAAATCCATTTGTTTTGTGATGTTTCCTGTGGCATAAAGAACAAAGGGTTGTTCCGTTATCAACATTTAACCTCAATTCAGGGTATCTGCTGTATGGTTTAATGTGGTGTGCGTGTAAGTCATTTGCATCTCCACAATTTGTACACTTGCCGTCCCTTTCCTTCACCATAGCAGCCCAAGCCTGACTTAAAAAACCACTTTTTCTTTTGCTTACTTTTGGGACTAAAGCCTTTTTATAAATTTGCTTTAATGCTACAAACCTTTTAATTCTATAATATGATTCATACCATTCTGGGGGGTTTATAAAATTTTCAATTTCATTAACAATGTAGTTTAACATTGAAGATGAACACCTCGTGTTTAAACGGCCTTCAAGTGCAAGAATTTTTGTACCAAGGTCATCTGGTTCACAATAAACATAATGACCCAATTCTCCATAATCTCCGTCTTCAAATTCATCATTATAAACAACCTTAAGACCAAGTTCCTCGGCCAATTCATCTAAGCAAATCCAATGATAGTTGTCAACAGTTATTTCATTTGCATATTTTTTAATAACTGCAAAAGCAATTAGCTCATCGGAACACAAATAATTGGTTATGGTAATAACCCAACCTTGATATTCGTATTTTTCAAAAACAGTAGGTTCAAATATTGGCATTTGCTTGTTGTTAAATAGTTATCACATCAATGGTGCTAAAAATTCAGCCATTACATGAATGCCGCTGCGTGAAGTTTTAATGTACTCGTAGCCCTCTTTGAAAGAAAGCGTATTGGCGATGTTCACAATTTCGTGCAAGAAGCCGTCCATTGCGAATAGCGGTTCATCGTGTTGGTATTCTACACTCCAGCCCGATTCATCGTTGTAAATGAAAAGCAGCGTGCTGGGGCTTTCAAATTGCCAGCTAATCACAAAGTCATTGTCATCGTTCAGGTATCGGTTCAAGTAGTAAAAATACGTGTTGCCACCTTCAATGCTATCAAGGTACGGTTGGTTTGATATGCTTGCTTTGGTTGGCCGCACATTGTCCTTGTCAGGGTTCGTTAAATGCAGCATAAGGTCAAAGTCAATGCCAACCACAGCTATGTTTGCTCTGCGGCGTAGGTCGGTTTCTTCAACGGTCATTTCGTTCGTGCATTCGCCGTAAAAAGCAAAGCATTCATCTTGAAAGCGGTAGCCTAATGTGAAGAAGTGTTTCATGGTGTTTGTGTTTTAAGGGTTAAATGTTAGTAGGCTGCGACCAGTCAATGCGGTAGATTGCGTTCTTGTGTTCTACTACCTCGAAGCCGTTTATTTTTAGCCTTTGAATGTCTTCATTGGCAATCGGGCCTTTTACCCAGCAGTACATTTCGCCTTGCTTAGCCTTGTTAATGCAGGCGGCTTCGATTTCGGCCATTAAAATTCTTGGCTTGATGTTTGCCAAGTTGTGAAGGTGGTTTGCGTAAATCATGGTTTTGTGTATTAGTGTACTGCAATAGTAAAAAGAATATCAATACGAAAATTTGCTTTAACACTTTTTAACACTTGGCGGCATTTGGCGGCATAAAAAAAGCCCAACATCGCTGCTGGGCCTCCCTTAACACTAACACACTATCTTAGAAAGGCAAGTCTTCGGTTTCTGCGACTTGTGGCAAATGGTTCCCGCCTGATTCGGTTCTCGTGCCGCCAAGCAGTTCAACTTGGTTAACCAGCACCTTGATGTCTGTGCCGATTTTATCGTTGCCCTCTTTGTCTTTGTAAACGTCAAGAACTGGGCGGCCACTAATGTACACCTGAGTGCCTTTGCTCAAGAACTTGGCAACCCCAGCAGGCTGGTTGTTCTTGCCGAACAGGGCACAGCGAAACCATTGCGTTTCTTCGCCCTTGCCGACCGCTACCGAAAAGGTTGCAATGTCTTTGTTCTTGCCGACTAACTCGGCATCTTTGCCAATACGGCCAATCAATTGAATTTGTAACATGGTTAAATGGTTAAATGGTTATGGGTTAAAGGTACTTATTTTTTCTTTTGCTTGCGTTCGGTGATCAACTTTTCCACGATATACGTGCTGATGTCGGCCCCTGTCATGCCGCACCAAGATATCAGGTGTTTCAAATCAGCATATCGGTTGGCACAATTCCCGATGGGCAGTTCTTTGGGTTCATCTCCTTCCTTAATTGCAAGGCTAATGGTGGCGACGACCCCCGTAGTTGATGCCCGAATAATAAGCGGTGCCCCAAGGTAAATTGGTTTAATGAGCAGCCCCCAGTTCACACCGTTCAGGTGCTGAAAGCCAAGTTTTTCTAATTGTGTTTTTGTCATGGTGTTTGTTGTTAATTGTGAAAGAAAATGCTGCAAGGTATTTCGTACAAGGTAGGCTGATTTTCGTTCAAATCCAACTCAATCGATTCCAACTCAATCAATACCATACGCAGATGCTCAGCCAGTTGAAGGCATTTGCTATAATACTCCTTGTCTCCGATTTTTGTATCGTTTACAACTTTTATGCTGTGGCTAACGCTGGCATGGTCGCAGTTAAGCAAAGCCCCAATTTTCTCCATTTTCATTCCAGTAACCACCCTGAGAGCAAACCGAAAAGCGTGTTTACAATTTATTTGTTCTGTAAACCTTCGCTTTGTAAGTGCGGTTTCAATCGGTACGCCCCAATAAGCGGCCATCTCCTTTAGCACCGTTTCTTCGTATCCGGGCTTAACGGGATATTTTACATTAGCCACAATTCTTTTAGATAAAATTCGGTCAATGTATGCCTTGACTTCTAATAAATTAACGTCCTTGCGGTTTAAATAGCGTTTAAAATGTCGTGTCATTTCAGTTTTGTTAATAGTTCAACTTCAATAATGTTTCGGCACATTTGTACCCTGTCGTAAATGGCCTCGATTAGCACATCGTCCCGCTTTATTTCGTAGGCCTTGATGCGGTATTTCGCTGGCACGTGATCATAGCTTTGCACCTCGCCGCATATTTCTTCAGGGGTTGGCATAAGCACGTAAACCAATTGGGCGTTTTTAAGCCCCGTTAAGGCCATATAACCTTGCAACTGGTACACATACCCCATCGGCGGTTTAGAATCCCACAAAGGGAAGGTAAAAGCGTCCCAGCTACTCTTAATGTCCACGATGCTTGTGCCCTCAACAATGTCGGGCGTGCCAGTTAGCCAATCATTTTCAAATAACCGCTCGTTCTTTTCGGGCATGAACCAGCCAAGGTGGGCCCCAGCGAATTCGATGGCGGCATCTTCAACCGCTCGGCCCTTCGCCATCGGCTTTGTGTCCAGTTGGCGGCGTACTCCGAAAAGTTGCTCAACAACCCAATCTTGAAGGTAGCCGTAGCAAGTTGCCCCGGCCGTATCCTTCCCCCTGCCATTGGCCATAATTTGACCAATGGCAGAACAGCGTGCTTTAAACTCCTTCATTGCCGATTTGTTTTGAATAGATCGCAATTGCCTTTTCAATCGTTGCTTGGTTGTTTGCCCACGCCTTTACGTTGATGCACTCGCCATCGTTGAAAGGGTTTGCCTTGGCCCGGCTAACCTCAGGCAGTTGTTCGGAAATGTCGAACAACTGATTGCAAAGGTCTTGCATCTTGGTAGGTAGGCTCAAAAATGCGATAGGCTGCTGCACCTTGGCGGCAACTGAATACGTGTCTTTGTCGGCGTCCTTTAACTCCTCGGTAGGTATAAGTAGCATTTGCATTAGTGCGTACTTTAAAGCTGCTGACATAGCCTTGTTGGTTGACTTATCGCCGCTGTCCATGGCCTCGCCCTCAACGATTGAAAACACGCTGCTGCCGTCTATTGCGTAGAACGTGAACTTTACCCGAAGAATGGTGTAAAGTAGCAAGCCGCCTTTGGCCGTTGTGCGTTCTTCCCGGTTGTTGCTGACCACGTCGCTTGTAATGAATACGCCGTTGCGGGCGAATAGCGGGTGAATAGCGTTGTAAAGGTCATCAATGCCTCTAAAGTTGTACCCCTGCTGGGCGTTTTTGTTGTTCTTGCCAATTGCCGAAACTTCGGTCATGATGTTGGCGATGCTTTGATAGATTTGCATTGTGTTTGGTTTTATTGGTTATTAAAGTTTACAAGGTTTTCAACGATTTTGACTGCTTGCCGCATTATGGTTTCTTGGGGCAATATGCCACCAACCCAGCGAAGCGATGCGGCAATGAATGGTTTGCCCTTTTCGGGCTTTGCAATTATTTGGATTTTGCCGCCGCCAATTGATGGGGTTTCTCGGATTTCGTACTTCATCTTGGTTTGTTTGTTTGTAGTTGTTGTTTTACTTTTTTCCAGTATTTAAGGGTAGATGCCTTTTTGTGTCCGTTCGGCCCGCCGTTCCATTTTCGTGCAATAACCTCGGCGTTTGCGTAGCGGTTGGTAAGTACCCACATATCGAATGCTTTCATTGATTTGCCGCAGTTCCACCTATCATCTAAGGTAAACGGTATGCCGATGCGGTTGAACTCGGCAACCATTATCGGGCGAATCTGCAGGCAGCCGCAAGCGTCTTCACGTTTGTTGTATGCAAGGTCATTGCCGCCGCTTTCAATCATGATAATAGCGGCTAAAAGTTTGATAAGAATCATTGGTTTAGTATTTGGCAGTTTAGTAGAATCGGGTCGGCATTGCCTGTGTTGTATTTAGCCCTGATGTGGTTTTTGGCCCATATCATTAAAAGCCAGTCGGTCATTTCGGAATCGGCTTCGTAATGTTTCAGGCGGTTGATTTTTTGTTCATCAAGCCAAATGTTTAGCTTGCGAATGTGGGAGGAGCGGTCGGGCAAGGCCCATTGAATTGCAATTTGCATAGCGTTTTGAATTAGCCCCCCGATTTCTCAGGGGGCGGTTTTGTTTTATTTAAAGGTGATTACTGATTCTGCAATTGCTGTGTTGCTTGCAATTTGCTGTTTGCCTATTGTGCTAATGTAGTCAATGGCGTAAACTTGTCCGCTTATAATGTATGCCTTAGTAATTTCGGCTACATTCTTGTATTGCTTGTTGCAATGCGATAGTAAAGCGTTGTAGGCTTTTCCGTTTTTCGAGAAGTTTTTTGAAGTTGTCATGGTGTGTGTTTTTGTTTGTGTTAATTGAACAGCACAATAGTAAACTTTTAAACAATACGAAACCCCAGCGTTAACACTTTTTAACACTTGGCACAAAAAGAAAAGCCCCAACTTTCGTCAGGGCAATTCAGCAAACAACGGGTTAATTACTTGATTTTGCTTGCAATATCTTTGCCCTTGGCGATTAAATCGTACAGGCGTTTGAGTAGGGTTGTGCCTGTCATTTTCTCGATGTTCTCATCTATGCTTTTAAACTCAATGGCAATCAACGCAACCCCTACTGTCTTCGTTAATACGTATGGGGTGTTGATTAACGTGCCAAGAAGGTCGCCAACAATGAAAACGTCCATAATAAAGAACGAAATGGTTACGGCTTGATACATGAGCATCTTCCAAACAACCTTGCTCAGCTTTTTGCTTTCGATTTTCTCGCCCATTTTCTGTGCGGCCATAACGCCAAGAAGGGTGTCAAGGGCAATGAACGCCCCGATTGCAATCATTATGCCAGCAACTGGGGCGAAAAAGGCAAGTACTGACGCTGATATGTAGGCAAAAGTAGATTTCATTACGGGATATTTACACGGTTAACAACCATCGGGGTGCAAGAATAGCATCGGTCATTCGGTAGGCGAAGGTTGACCAACAGTTGTTGCAGTTCAATGTTGTAGTATTGCACGTAAAGGTTTCGCTTTTCGTTGGCGTCCTCTTTGTTTATCGTGGTAACATTGTTCAGGCGGTCGCTAAAAAGCACCTCATCCATCAATTCAACGCCGCTGGCATATAGCATGGCCCTTCGTAGTCGGTTGCTGAACTGGCACAGCCAAGTATTATCATCGCATTCAATTGAATAGTTAAGCGATACGCCGTGGGTGTAACCAATGCCAACAAGTGCGGTGTCGGTTAGGCTCCCCGTTTTGCTTGTCTTCACGGCCCTTGTAAACAGCAAATCACTGAAGCGTGAACGGCGGCCTTTTGAACAGCTTGCACAGTTGGTTGGGTTTATCCACGTATCAAAGGCAACCGAAAGCCCAGCGTCAACGGCAACCATCAAGTGTAAATCTTGGCCGTTTGTCGGGTAGGTCTTATTAATCAGCACGTTTGTTATTTGCCCAGCCACCGAAGTGAAAGGTATCGTGTCAATAATTCGGCCCTGGATAACATCAATAATGTAAAGGTTGTCGGTAATGCCAGAAGCAAAGAAAACCGAAACGCTGTTCAGGTTGAATTTCAAATATGGGTAGTCGCTTACCAGTATTTCAAGGCCAGCATATTGCCCAGCTTTTACTGCATCGGTAACCTTGTTTTCGTCAAAGAAGCCGATTGTACCTTTGTCAACTACCGAAGCGAAACGGCCTTTGATATCCATGTGCGAACGAAAGTCGCTCACAATTTTATCGCTTGCCCTGTTGACCGCATCTTGCATGACCTCGTAGCCGCTTAATTGCTGGCTGTCGTTTAGGTAGTCGGCATGGTTAATGTCGAAGCCCGGCAATTGTGAAAGCGAAGTTTTGCCGCTTGGTAATGCGGTGCAACCATCGGGCACAAATATCAGGTCGGTAAGGCAAGTTGTTGGCATAGCAAAAGTTTATCGGCCACCACAATTGCACCCTCCGGGCCGTGATGTCGGTTTTGGTTTTGGTTTGTATTTCATGGGGTTTAAAATAAGGGGGGCATTTCGCCCCCCTGTATTTGTGAATCCGCTATGGATTAGTTTGAGCGGAAGGTCAGGATTCCGTTAACACCTTCCAATCTGTCGCCAGCCTGATACATATCGGCAGGCAAGAAGATGAAATCGTGGTTCAGCGAAATCTCGAAGTTCCAAACCTTTTGGTCAGCACCGTTACAAGTGTACTCGGCACGGTAGTCAAAGGTCAATGGCAACGCTGGGTCGGGGTGCTGTAAAGTACCTTGTACCAAAGTGCTGTCGTTCATTTCCAAGATACCTTTGAATTCGTTGAACGAAATCATTTGAATTGCACCGGGAATAACGGCTAATGCGTTTAGGGCATTTCCGCTATTCAATTGGATGCGGCGGTCATATCCGAAAGTAACACCAGCTTGTGAAGCATACAACGAAGCAGATACACCGCCGTCGTTAAACGCACCGGGGGCAATTGCATTCAACGCCTTGATGTACTTCCACCATTTTTCGCCACCAAATACGAAAGGCATTTGGGTAAAGTCGTTGCTCATGTTTTGGAAAGCAATATCCTCAACGGCGGTAGTTTGTGGAACGTTACTGGTGAAGGTAGTAGTCGATTTGAAGGTTGAAGTACCAGCGGGGCTACCAGCATCGACATCGGAAGCGAAGTTGCCGCTGTTTGCTACAAGCTGAATGGCAGCGTTTGTCGCAACTTTGCGGGTTAGCACGTCCATCATTTTGAAGATTTCACGTGCGATGTACGCAGAATCCTGCTCGCAACGTTCTTCCAATTCAGAAGCGGTCAATTTGAAACCAACGTGGTAACCATCGGAAGGGCTTAGCGAATACAAAACAGAAGTTTCGCCATCGTTGGCAAAAGTTCCGCAAGTAACTCGGCCTCCGTCTTGAACCATTGATTCCAAGAAACGCTGTCCGTAAACCACTTCAACTGTTTTGCGGCCGTGGTCGCGAAAGTTGATTTGATTTTGAATAACCTCGCTGCGGTTTTGGGCAGAAAGAATGAAAGAAAGCAAAGGCAAAGGCTCGGCTTTCAGGTTGTCGTACCCGAAGGAATCGAACAAGGATAGCTGCACGTTAGGGCAAGCAATAAAAGAAGATAAAGCTGACATAGTTTTTAAGTTTAGTTTGTCATTTGTTTGTTTTCGCCGTGTTTCGGGGGCGAAATTACCCGACTATGCCCGATTTAGGTTCGGCTGGGCTGCCGACTATTACAAAATTAAGTAGTGTTTGACGAAGTGAATGGTATTTTTCCGCATATTTGCCCAAAAAAACATTATGAGCGAAGAAAATTACCAAAGTAGCCCCATTATTTTGCGGGATATTGAATACAAAAGACGCACGGTTGCGATTTCCGAACCCATTACGAACTACCAATGTGCCCCACGTGCCCATCATAACTCTATTAAAGCCCAATACAGCAGCCGAATGTACTTTGCTGTCCTGATGTACCGTGAACTGCTTAAAGGTTCAGTTAATCGCTTTGAAGCGGCAACCGAAGCGGCCACGGTGCATGATGTGAATTACGATAAAATTATGCGGATTGCCCGAAAGGACATTTAATAACAAATTAGCCCTGTTTTTGTTACAAAAAAAGCCCCGCCGAAGTAGGGCTGTTTTGCCTATACATTAGTTAGGCACAATTATCAGATACCCACTTGTTACATTCTTCATCAAATTTGGATTTAACCTTTTTCCATATAAGTAAAGTTTCTTCATATTTTTCGGGATGTGTGATTTTTGCACCTTTGTCTCTATCCAAATTTGATTGTGCCCAATCTAAAACGATTTTAATTTCTGTTATATTCATAATTTTAATAACTGTACCTAACAACGTATATAATGCATACGCCTTCAGCGGTTTTACATTTATTTAAGTTTATCGGTGGCGTACCCATTATATACGCAACCGTTATTCACACCCCAAACATACAAACTATTTCAATAACAAAAAAAGCCCCCGATTTCTCAGGGGCTGTATTTTTCTCGCCATTTACTCGCCAAGTTGGCGAAGGTTAGATTTTGATGCCTTGCGACCTTGCCTTTGCAAGCCACGCCTCTTTTGCTGCGGCAACTGCTGGGTTCATTTCTTTGCCAGCGGGTGCGTTGCTTTGACGCTGCGGTGTGCCTTGGCCTCCGTTGTTTACCTTGAACCGCTTGACCTCTTTTAAGGTGCTTTCAAACAATTGCTCAGCGGTAAGCTGCGAAGTTGTGCCGCCTGTTACGATGTTGTTGTCTTTATCGTAAACAAGCAACTTGCCGTTTTCCTTTTTGAAGATGTATTTATTCTCCAACTTGGTTAGCCATACGCCCTCTTTCACAATTTCATCTGCATCGTCAATCCAGTTAGCGGCATCGAATGCACGCTTAACCTCCGCATCGGTTTGCATTTTGTTCAGGCGTTCCTCGGCGTCGGTTTGGGCGTTCTTGATTGCCTCTTGGTATTCAAGTTCCTTTGCCTTGGATTGCTCGGTCATTTCCCTTAACTGGTCGCGTTCTTTTTTGATTTGCTCAATATCGGGGTTTGACTTACCCGCTTCGATTGCCTTTTGAAGTTCATCGTTTAGGGCTGCGATTTTGCTGGGAACCAGTTCAACAAGTTCATCAAAGGTTTTGCCTTTTCCGTCCTCGCCGACAATTGCCTTTAGCTTGTTTTCGGCTGTACCTCTTGCTTTGCCAAAGGTGGCGTTGATTTCCTTTAGGTGCGTTTCTCGGTCAATGAACCGCTCGCCCAAGGCGGTGCGAATCGTGTCCTCGTTTGCACCATCGGCAACCTGTATGCCAGTCAGCTTTTCAAAGATTTCTTTATTGATTTCCATTTGTTTGTTGTTTGCGTGATTGTTTGCTTGAATTTAATTGTGCCTCAAGTTCGGCAATTTTCGCCTGAAGTTCG